CTTACCAGGCTTATAAATGGTGTCGTGAAGAGTTAAGAAAGATATTAGAGCAAGACAATTTATACATTGAACAATAATGATTGACCAAAGAATACAAATCGCAATTTTAGCTTTTCTTGGCGGAGTAATTTTAGCTTTTGTGGTTTATCCTAGACCAGAGGTAGAGACTGTCTATAATTTTGAAACGAAGGTAGAAAGTGACACAATTTACACTCGTGTAGTTGATACGGTTTATGTGCCTAAAAACAAGATTAAAACCGAAGTTTTAAGGGACACAATCCTTGTTAATTTTAAGCCTCAAATTAGCCTGTTTAAGACCTCCATTCCTTCAGAGTATGGAAGTACCCATGTAAGTGGAGAAGTCCTCGGAGAAGTGCTTAAAATGACCGCTACGAACGACTTTAATATTCCTGTGGTAACCAACACGATTACCAACACAGAAACTCGGACAATTATACAGAAACCAAAGGGAATATATTTAGGCGCAGGGGTGAACTCTTTGTTAAAACCGAGTGCATCGGTTGCCTACTTGGACAACAAGTATTTGTTTCAGTACCAATACCAGCCAATGGAGAAAGTACACCAGATTGGAGTGTCTAAAAAGTTATTCTAAAGGTTAACAAAAGTTCTCAATCTGTAAACTTATAGGTTCTAATTCGGTAAAATTCCGAATTACTCCTTACCATTTACAATATCTTTAAGGTAATTAAAGATAGCCTCTGCATTCTCTCCCCAATACATATCGCATTGTCCATCCTTAATTGGTGGCTCTGTAAAGTAGCATTGCCAATATTCGTTAGGCTTAGCTGTGTAGCGATAGCAAGTTTCTTTGTAGGGACAATCTGTCCCCAGGCACATGGTGATGTCACTCATATTATATGCATTTAAGAGTTTTGTCGCACTTTTGTCTGATTTATACGACATTGCATATAAAAACAGAGTTTATTGTGCAATATATTAAACATTTATTGTGCATTTTGTAAACCCTACTTTACATTATCGCTAATCTTTAGCAGGACAAGGTATCCAATCAAATCGTTTACCACATCCTCATCATCTTTCTGTAAGCTTCCGTTCTTGATTCTTTTTAGCTTATCATCAATGCGGATCAGTAGTCCTTCTTTTGCGGACAACTGACTAAATACTCCTAAAGGCTCTAAAGCAGAGTTTCCATACTTTCTGTTCTTGTCAATAAGCATTTTATGAATCTGCTCAAGAACTTCTTCTACCTGGATTGCAAATGGTGGTATCATGCGTGTATCTTTAAAAATTCAATCCACCACTTAACTAGGCAGATTCCCAACAACAAGAACCCAATCGTCTTCCAATAAGTTTTCTTTTCCATAGTATTGCTTGAACGAGATAAACCTATCTCCTTTTAGATATTGGCTAGTCCTAAACTTAGACCTTCCTTTCTTAATCAGTAAGCCATCTCCAAACAGAACATAGAACTCGTTTTCAGCTACTACTTCATTAAACTCCAGGTACTCAATCCACCACTCACTAGGTTTGCGGTTTTCATCGAGTACCTTGGTCGCTGATAGGTATCCAAAGGGATTGAGTACTTGAGCTTCTTCCATGTTATTTAAAGAATCGTTTAAAAACTCCTTCGTTCTGGTCTTTATGCATATACAGCTTTTGTCTTAGTATTTCTACTAGCTCAATAGCAAGGTGGTTTTCTAAAACCAAAACATTGCCATCTCTTTCAATAAATAGCTCACCGCTGTTAATGTCTACTTTAAAGTTCGTGTCGTGTATAGTGTATTTAATCATTATCTGTAATTGTGATGTAAGTGTCTAGTAATTAGTTGTAGCTTGATAACATATCTAGGATTCTCTAGCAGTTCTGTAAGCCTAGGCTCTACCATTCCCATGAAGTGATTGAAGAATATCTCTCCTGCCTCTGGATGGTCTTCCATGTCTGGGTCAGCCTTGATTCCGTTTCGCTCACAGAATACGCAGGATCGTACTGCTCGTTTAATCTGTTCCTTTGAGTATTTCATCAATAGTGATGTTTAAGTAAGTGATGAAAATAGCAAGTACCAATGCAAACATCCCTAGAGACTTAGATATTAAATATAGGCAGGTCATAAAACCTAGGGCTACATTTATAAATTTAAGTAACTGAAACAGATGCCTTTTCATTTCGGTGTAAATTTAATAGGATGTGATATTTCATTTCCATTAAAGTCTAATAGTTTACCGTTCATTTCAAAGTGTACCTCCATGTGTTTATTCTTATAGTTTTGAATCAACAGCTTGATTTTCTCTTGGACATCTTCAATGGAGAGAAACTCTCCATATCCGATGTCTTGCCATTCTGTAAATTCGTTAAACTTATTGATAAACCTACGCTTCAGAACAAAATCAGAAGGGCAGACCGCTTTCTTTCTCGGCATACTCAGGTTTAGATTGATGTGCTTGCTTTTTCTCTACCGCCATTGCTGGCTTACCATCAGACCAAAATACTTTGCCTGAGCCTGTCCAGAATTTAGGCTTTTTAGCCTCTCTGTCCTCTTTAGTTTGAGATACATAAGACTGAACATTCTGTCCGTAATCGTTTGCCTCATCATTCATAGAGATGGTTAGTGAGACTCCTTTTAGACCCTTTGCCTTTACTGTGCTTAGTAGGGTTTCTAGCGTTTCCTGCTTTAGGAAGATTTCTGATAAATTTGCCATTTTTTTAATTGTTTTTGGTTTGTCTTGTAATATTAACTTATTGATTTATTGGATAAAAGAAAATTCTGATATTTTTCATAGAAGTCAGCAAAGTTTTTTACTATCCAGTACTGACCTCCAGACTTTTCGATAGCCTCTTGGTAGACTTTCTGGTGATCCGACTGCCTGTCTCTGCCTATTTTTACCTCTATCTTTACCGACCTGCCAAGGATTGTGGCTGAAATATCTGCTGATCCTTTGGTTGCCGTTGACTTCCCCCAGGTCATAGAGCCTATGGTCTTGGTTCTGCCAATTACATCGGTAACCTGCTTTCTGTTATCAATTGGTCTACCCATCGTGTTGATTCGCTCTGCTTGGTATCCACTAAGCTCTAGGAACTCTTTGACGCACTTGGTTAGTCCATTGGCTGTCTTATCATCGTACTTAGGTGTTGAGATGGCATACTTGGGCACATTGGGATAAGATTCTACCATAGACTCCTGCTTGAGTTGTTTAAGAATGTCAAGTGGTTTCATATAGATAGTTGCTTATCAAGTTGATTGTACTGCTCGATTGCCTTAAATATCTGATAAACTACTTGTGGAACTATTGCGTTTCCTCCTGCTTTGATTGACTCTTGTCTCCATTTAGAAAAGGTAATAGAGTCCAGTCTGTCGGAAATCCCATCATCTCCATTACAAATTGGGGAGACAGATGGGAAGCTTTCCCAGTATGGTTTTGTATGTATGGATTTAATACTGTTTCCGCTAAATGGTGTTGCTGAATCCTTTTTTCCCAAGATTGAGTTTTGTGAGTTGAATGCTTGCTGTCTGCAACTGTCGGAGTTGGAAGCATTCCCATCATTATTACGCTCGGTAAATCTTGTGATTGACCCTTGTATGCTCTTCCCTCTGGACCTTTCCAATCTCTTGCTTGAGGAGTTGGCCACAAACCAAATTCGGTCTCTTCTATGGGGAGCGTTGACGGCACAAGCTGGAAGTAGAAACGGTGTGACTTGGTAGCCTTGAGCTTCCAACTCAGCTTGCACCTCATTGAATACCAACCCTCCATTCCAATTAGTAAGCCCACGAACGTTTTCGCCCACAACCCAGGTCGGTTGAATTTCTCGTATTGCTCTAAGCATCTCTGGCCAGAGGTGTCTGTCATCCTCCTTGCCGAGTCGCTTTCCTGCGGATGAGTAGGGTTGACATGGAAATCCACCTGTAATGATGTCAATTCCTCCTCTGTGAATAGTGAAATCTGTCTTTGTAATGTCATTGTAAGTTATAGAATTAGGCCAATAATAATTAAGTACTTTCTGTCCAAATGTATTCCATTCGCAATGAAACACATTTTCCCATCCCATCCATTCGGAGGCTAAATCAAATCCTCCTATACCGGAAAATAAAGAGCCGTGTCTCATATCAAAAAGGAAGATCAAATGCCTCTAAATGCAATACAGGAGTCTTGTAGTCTGTTCCAAACCTGGACATATATTCAAATGCAAGAACCCTATTTGCTTCTCTCATCTTTAGCCAAATCCCCTGGGTGTATGTCTTATCATAGTCTCCAGGTCTTTGTTCCATGTACTTATCCCAGAATACTTCAAATGGGATTTCTGATAATTCGTCTAGTGCTTCAATCATTGTTCTAGGTTTTTAAATGTGATGGGATATTGACATAGGTATGGAATTACCGATTCTAACTTAGCAAACTTTATGTATGCACCATTGACATCAAGAGCCTTAATCTGATGTATTAGAATCTTTGGCTCTCCTTTTACTTGGTCAAATGAGTATCTAACAATCTCAAATGACCCTAACTCTTTTCCGTTAATTATCATTTCTTTAAGTGTTTATAAATAGTGGTTCTACTAACATTCAATAACTCTGCTAACTCAGAGCGGTTAAAATCTGGTATGGTCTTGTGAATCATATCAATTTTCTTTTCTATGGACTCATTTTTCATTGATCGAATAATTTCACTAAGCTCATTTGACTCCAAGCTACTGACCTTAATTTTCTTAGACATCGCAATGAAGTAGTTGCTCAACTTCTCTGCCTTCAGCAATGATTCCTTAGTAACAAAGTCAAAGTTCTTGCTTGTCTCAAATGACCAGAGCGTATTAATCAACAGAGCAAATCTAGGAACATAAGCCTTCTGCTTACTCAACATCGACTTTACATATTCCGATATGTCATCGGAGTTCTGCAAGTCTGTGATGTTGTTAAATATCCGCTCCCACTCAATATCCGCTAGGCTATCAAATCGAATAATCCGACTCTCAATCTCTCCAAACTTATTGTACTGCAAAACCTGGTTTCTTACAAGGTTATAGAACTGACTGATGTAAGCCTCATACCAATCCAATATTTCTTGGTCTATTGAGTTCTTGTTGTAGTGCTCAATTTCCTTATCAGGGTAGCTTACAAGCAATCGGTCAAGGAATCCATTGTCTTTGTTTTCCATCGTGGATATCTGCGAAAATATACCAGGCTGTATGCCACCAAGCACAGGAATCAAAGGACTCTGCACAAAGCTACTCTTGGCAGTCTTTCGTGTCAGAATCGCTGCTTGGTTAGACCAGCAGGAGAGCCAAAACTCAAGATCAGAACCAGGCTTATACTTGTTCATGTCCTTAATCCATCCGTTCAATTCATCCTTAAACACCGCAATGCCTACCTGATTTTCCTCATGCAAATCCGCTAAGGCCTCCACAGTAATGTCATTTACTATCAACTGCTTTCTTACAGGCTCCTTAACTTCCTCCACATCCTTCTTCTCCTTGGCAGTCAATCGCTCGTACTCCTTGTACTTCTTGTATTCGTTCTGGAAGTGCTTAATTTCAAAGCTATTCTTCTTAGCAATCGGAAAAATAATGGCGTTTATACTAGGGGTCTTGCCGAGACCTGCCTTGCCTATTAAGCCAATCCAAATGTTGCAAGACTCTCTCCATCCTGTTTTAACTTCAACCTTGCAAGCGTTACCAATGCAGAGCGACAGAAGCCAAAGTAAGCTACATCCCATGTAGTCAATAGAATGATTAAGTGTTTTCTGATTTAACAAAATATAACTCTGTATTGAGTCTGGAAAAACATCAATCGGAAATATCAAATCCTCCTGTGGGATTTCAATTTTCTCTATTTCTACCTTGCGGATTTTACGCTCTCCATAGCCTTCCTTGTAAAGCTCCTTAGCAGCAGAAGAGTAGTCTCCATTAAAGTACTTATGAGCATAGATACTGAACGGGGTCAGAGGGGTCTCATGAGGGTAAATCGTGGCCGTAGTAAAGAGATAACAGAGTCCAGTGTCCTTATAGATAAATCCATGCAAGGCATCCTTAGAATTAGTTTTTCTTATCACTATTCGATCTGTAAGGTGCTTGACTGCGGTAAACTCATTTCCAATCAAGTCTAGTACTCTGTTCCTCTGGTTGTAATCCTCCCAAGGGGTTAATCCGCTGTACTCTGTATTTTCCACCTTAGTTTCCACCTTGGCTTCATCGTAGTGGAAGTATCGGCAGAGGCTAAAGAGAATATCTCTCTCCTCCTCTGTGATCTCCTGCACTTGCTCATAAGACAATTCTGAGACCTGGTTATCGTAGATATAGATATACCCACCAGTACCCCTAGTTTCAATTAAGGCTTGAGAATGTCCTTTGAGTGTTGCGAGCTTTCTGTTGCCTTCGACTTTAGAGCATCGGTATATAATATGATAACCTGAATTTATAGTTTTATATATAACAAACTTTCTATTAAAGTCATCAATATGATCTGAAATAAAGCTAACAAACTCAGTCCAGAACTTCTTGCCGTCTTGGATGGTTGGGAATACTTTTAAATCTACATCTATACATTCAACATCATAATAACCTGTTATAATACCATAGCCTTTGGTCTTGTGTTCGAGCTTCTCTAATTCTGACTTTTCTATCTTCTTTGTCTGATACTCCTTCCATAAAATCAGAGGCTTTTTACCCTCCGATATGGGCATTACACTGAACCCTGAGTTCAGTAAATTGATTGCTCTTCCTAGCGTTACATTCATTTTCGTGTTTTACAAAGGTTTATAAAAAAAGGGCTGTTTTGGGCAAAAAAGTGTACACAAGTTTACACTTGGTTTACACCTAGTGTAAACCCCCCTAAAGTGCCAATCCGTTCAAATTAGGCCGATTTTAGGCCGTTTTTTGCCCTAGGTTTACAAGTTTACACTTTTTTTTAGAATATATATTTTTTGACTAGGTGAAAATTTATTTTTTTTCATTTTTGCCAAAAAGTGTTCAAAGTGTTCACTTATTGCGATTGGAGCCAATGGAGGCCGATTTTGGTTTACACTTAGGTGTACACTTAGTGTACACTAGTGTACACCCTCCTTCTTAGCTTCTCTCACCCAATGTGAGACTCTGTTGTACTCCAAGTCTAGCTCTTTTGCTATGTCACAAGTCCTCCAATTTTCCTCTACCATACGCTCTATCTGTCTAACTATTTTTATACTAAGAGACTTTACTCGCCTCTCATCTGTGAGCTTTAGAATTTCGCATAAGTGATGGTATTTTACACCAGTCATAAGCATAATATCTTTATAAGGTAGACCTTTCTTATATAATTCAATTACCTCATCTGCGTGGTTCATGTGAGAGCAGGTGTTCTTGGCCCTCTCGTTGGTCAGCAGATAGTCCTTGTATATATAATTATTTACTAGGTGACTACTTATGTTCATTATAGTAGCTATATTCTTATTTAGTACTTTAAGCTTATATAGTCTAGCTATCTCGTCTTTCTGATCCTGTGTTAGTGATGTCATTTGTTTTCGTAGGTTTCTGTGTAGTATTCTTCTGCATTCTTTTGACTTTCCCAATAAATTTTACCAAGCCAATAAGCTTCTTGAATCTGCTCCTTCTCCATTCTTATAGCCAATTCTAAATACATTTTCCTAAAATCATCAGCTTTATTTGCTGATATTTCATCTCTATTTCTCAGCCAAGTCACATACATATATCGCTGATGTAAATATTCTACTGCCGTCTGCTTTTTCATATTGCCATTAAGTTTAAATACTCTCTACATTCCAATACCTTAGCCTTGGCCATCTCAATTACCTGGGGGTCATACTCGATGTCAAACTCCTTTATTCTGTACTTGTTTTCCACGTGTGCATAGCTTACAGGCTCCTCGTAAGTCAAGAACTCTGGGGTGTCCTGGAGAGTGTAGACTAACTTGGCCTTTTTTAAGCCCGTCAGGTGCATGTAAACCTGAAGTTGATAGAAGTACCCACTGTCAGGCTGATCATCAAACAGAGGGAAAGTAAAGCAGTCCCAGGAGGTTTTAAAGTCATAGACTATACCATCGTGAAAACAATCGGGAGTACCTGTGAAGAAATCATCCTCAAAGTGATCCAGGTTCTTAATCATGAAGTCCTTCTCCATAGCTACCGAGTAAAACTCGATAGCCGTATCCTCCAATGCCAATCCCTTCTGGATGTACTTACTCTTGATCTGCTTCTTTAGTCCATAGATCTGCTCCTTGTACCAATCTTCCAGGTAGCTCTTAGTTGTCTGAGACAAAGATTCTGTTTTACTCCGTGCGTTGGTCATTAAATGGCCAAGGGCACTTGCTCTGCATTTAAAGTTCATGATAATAGAAGTTTTTCGTTTTGTGCTGTTAAATTATAAACCGACTTAATTTGCTCCATAGATACCTTGCCATTGGCTAGAGAATCCTTAGCTCCTTGCCACTTTACATGAGCTGGAGTTAACTCCTCTTTTTTACCACCATGATCGTTGGTCGAGTCTGGATCTTTTGTATCATCGATTAAGAGCAGACCCGAGAGCGCATATTTACGAGCATAGCTGGAACTACTACCAAAGGACTGCGCCACATCCATACCCTTGCGGTTAATGTCGATACCTGCCTGGGCTGTAACTGCTCTGCCTTCCGTTCTTCCTTCTTTGTCTATCTGTATAGATACCGTACTTTCAATGAATACAATACCACCAACTTCTTTGACTTCATCCTCGATAGTTAAGGTGCATTCGTACTTCAGAAGCAATGGCTTGAGAGCCTCCAGGATGTCTTCACAGTTTCTGTACTTGTACTTGCCAAATGCATTAAATTGGCTTTTGGGAGCTTTTAGCTCGTTTTGAATAGCAATAAGTTCTTTCATGATTTGCGTGTTTTAATGATGTACAACTCTCCAATTAATTGGTCAAGGGTTTTTACTAGGTCTTCCATGTTATAAAGTAATTAATTCTGTGTCTAGGTTATATAAGTCAAAAATTTCCTCTATGTCAGTTCCCATCCTGATTTCCTCGTGTATGTGTACGATTATGTCCCGTACTTCTTCAATGTGGTATCCTTGCTCTAAAAGAGCGTCAATAATCGGATTCTCGTCTAGTATTCTCATGGTTTGTGTATCTGTTTAGTTTTAATTTCTGCATACCAGAATGTAAACTCATCCCAGTAAAGCTCAAAGGTTTTAGCTATTTCTTGTTTTACACTAACGGGTAACTCCCCGTAGTTTATACTAATCCATTCGTTGATTCTATCCTCTACCATTGCCGATCCAGGTTGAACTAACAAAAACTACCCATTGGTTGCCTAGCTTTCTAGGCGGATACACCCATTCTTCAGGCCAGACTCCAGAGCGGATAATCTGGTGAACACGTGTAGATTTTTCGGTAAAGCCACGTAGTACTCCGTACTCGGTGGCGGTCATCATTTCGTAAAGCATAGTCTTACATTGGCTTCTAGCTGTTCAACAATAAAAGGGTCTAGGATTGAGCATACAACCCGATAGTGGTCTGTAAAACGCTCGTTGAGCTCATCGTATAGCTCCAGGGTGAGAGACTTGCCGTTACCGAAGTAAAGGTCTAGGACAATGCCTTCGTTGGCGAAGGATTCGAGCTCCAGGGTGAACCCAGACTGCTCAAGAATAAAGTGGTGATCTGTTAACATGTTGTTTGTGTTTAAGTGATTAATGATGCTAATGTACAAGACTCTGCACAACAAATGCAAGGGAATTGTAAAATTTATTTTTGTTTTCCACTAGTGGTAAAATTTTAGGTTAAGTGGTTTTATTTTACACTACCGGTTTTTTTATTTTGTTTTCCACTACCGCTATTTTTCCGCCATGTTTTCCACTAGGCCATGTTTTCCACTACCACATGTTTTCCACTACCACCCCCCCAATGGGGCCCAGGATGGCACGTTCAGACCTTGGCCCAGGATGGCAAAGGAGGCCATTTTCAAGGCCTTAGCGGGGCGATATATTTTTTTTGGTGTCCTTACATAGCTAGAAATTTAAAGGGCTTAAACGGGCTAAAATAGGGTTAAAAAAAGGGCCGTATTTAGGCCCTAATTATTTACAATATTTCCCAAAGAATTTCATTTGTAACGGGGCAAAATTGTAAAATCATTTGGTCACTTTTTGCTAATTTTCTAGCTTGATCCAAAGTAAACCAAGAAGGTAAACCCGTGCCAGCGTTTACAAATGTTCCGCAAGGTTTTTTTATTCTGTATTTGTGTTGATTTTTCATTTGTTTATTTGTTTTAAGTTGTAGGCAATGCAATCCAATCCGTAATCAATTGAATAACCTATCTTTAATAAGTCATTTTCTAACTTTATTAAGTTAGCGTACGTTTGTTCCTTTGTCATGTAACGGGCCAAAATAGCCCGTAGATTTACGGGCCATTGTTCAGGATATTCGAATAGGTCTTGCATATTATTTGATAGGTAAATAATTTAAATAAAATGAATAACTAGGATTTTTTATGAATCTTAAGAAATCACTTTCCAAAAATTCTAGATTAGGATGCTCAAAATTTTCTCTTATTTTTTTCCTTACTATTCGTTCAAAGTTTCTTTGAAATTTGTAAGGGCTTTCCCGTCGAATTAAAATTAAACGTTCCCGTATTTTAGTATTACTTTCTTTGATAATATTAATTTTTTCCATTTTCTGTAGTTTTTAAGGTGTAAAAAAAAGGCCCATTTTGGGCCCGTTATTAGTGAATAATTAACCCGATTTTATTATTTGCCGTGTGCCACTTGGTAGCCAAAAGATCAAAATAACTAGAATCCGTGTATCCGTGTTGTTGCATTTCATCAACTGAATAAAAGATTTTTGAGTGCCTTTCTGTATCCTGGTTAATTAGTTCGTCCTTTGTTGATCCAAGGGAATAGATCAAGTCAAAATTTTCTGGCAATTCAATACCACGGATAAAAGAATGGCTTTTTGTATAAGCATAAAAACGGACGGACGGATTAAGGCGGGCTATTTGTAGCCATTTTTGAAAATATGCAGGGCTGTAGAAATCCCCTGAATCATGTATACGAATGTAGGTCTGTTTATCCTTTTTAATCTTTTCTAGTTCCTTGCTCATTAATTCAACGAAATTTTCTTGCTTGGTAGCCTCATATCGATTACTTAAGCCTCTTTGTACATTGCCAAATCTATAGTTTCCTTTTTTAGCGTAGCAAAGTTTAAAACAAGACCCAGCGAATGGGCATGTAATTTTTCCGCTTTTTTTATCATTGCCCGCGGGTATTGAAAAATTGAATATTTGTACTCCAAATTCTGTAGCTGTTTTGATAAGCTTCGCATTGCCTTTTCCAAGTAGATTTTGTGATTTCATGTCGTTTTGTGTTTATGTTTATACAATATTACAAAGGTCTGCAATAAACTGCAAGTAAATTGTTAATTATTTTTATTGAATAAGTATATTTTTTTTAAACTACCTTTAGGACTGAATAAACAGATTATTTCAGTTTTACAATACTTTGTAGGTACATGGGGAAAAATGGAGGCGCACGCCCTGGAGCCGGTAGGCCGCCGAAAATCCAGGAAATAAAATTGATTGAACAGATGGACGCCTTGGCAGTACCTGAGCAGATTTGGAATGCTTTATTAATGAAATGCGCCCAGGGCGATACCAACGCAATTAAACTTTGGCTTTCTTACCGGTTTGGATTACCAAAGCAACAAATTGACGTGACCAGCAACGGGGAAAAAATAGCCCCGCCTATTCAGTGGATTGGAAAGAATATAGCGATAGAAGCGGCAAAGGTAATCCAGGACGACGACGAACCCCAGGACGACGAACCCCAGGCGTTGGCCCTCCATAGCCTGGGCTCCCAGGATACCCAGGATACCTAGGATTTTAATTATCTGGGCCTATAAATAAAAAATACGAATGATCAACTTGCTAGAAGATTACAAGCCCCTATTTTATGAGCAACCCGATACCCGTTATTATCTAATAACCGGCGGCCGTGGATCGGGCAAATCTTGGACGTTGGCTTTATTTCTTTTGAATTTAACCTACCAAAAAGGCCATGTGATTCTTTTTACCCGTTACACCTTGGTTTCCGCTTTTATTTCGATTATACCTGAATTCCTAGATAAAATTGAGATAATGGGCAAGGTCAACGACTTTGAAGTTACCCAATCCGAAATAATCAATAAATTGACGGGCTCAAAAATTCTATTCCGTGGAATCAAAACAAGTAGCGGAGTTAACACGGCAAATCTCAAAAGTATTGCCGGCCTATCTACATGGGTCGTGGATGAAGCGGAAGAATTAACAGACTCCGAAATATTCGATAAAGTAGACCTATCGATACGGGCTAAGGATAATTATAACCGTGTTATTTTAGTAATGAATCCGGCCTATAAAAGCCATTGGATATACAACGACTTTGTAAAAAAGAAGCGGAAGGATACGACCTACATTCATACGACCTACATAGACAATAAAGATAATTTAAGCGATTCATTCATCCAGGCGGCGGAAAAAACCAAGCGAGAGAACAGGGCTAGGTATGAACACCTATTTTTGGGCACATGGCTAGATGATGCGGAAGGCATGCTATGGAATCGGGCAATAATCGGAAAGGCTAGAATAGATGAAGCCCCGAATCTAACAAGGATAATTGTAGCAATCGACCCCGCAGTTACTGCTAATATGCAAAGTGATGAAACCGGCTTAATTGTGGTAGGCAAGGATAAAGAAGGTTTTGGCTATGTCTTGGAGGACTTAAGCGGAAAATATAGCCCGAATCATTGGGCAAAGGTTGCAACAGATGCGGCCTTCCGTTGGAATGCGGATTGCATAGTAGCGGAAAAAAACCAAGGAGGGGACATGGTAGAAGCTGTATTAAAGTCTCAAGGGAGCAATTTTAGAATAAAGCTAGTGACTGCAACAAAGGGAAAGTATGTGCGAGCGGAGCCCGTGTATTCGTTATATGAGCAAGGGCAAGTATACCACGTTGGTAGTTTCCCGATCCTGGAGAGTCAAATGGTCACCTTTGACCCCGATAAGGGAAAATCGCCCGATCGGGTCGACGCCTTGGTATGGGGCTTAACTGAATTAATGGTAAAAAATAACTTTGAATTTTCTATATGACAAAAGAAACAATTGCCTCGCTTATTTTAATGCTAGTCTGTTATATGCTACTTGCATTTATTACCCTAGACTTTAACCCGTTAACATGGCATTGGAGTGCCCGTGCCGTTATGGTAGTATCTTGGTTTTACGGTGTTACATTTTTAGAAAAGAATAAATAAGTATATTTGTCTAAACGAATATAGGATGGTACTAAGTGCGCTAAGAAATTACCTTGCTCCAACAATTGTTGAAGCTCCAAAGGGTACGGATGCAAATCTATTAAATAGGATGCTATATGGCCAATTTACGGCTTCAACTATGGTTGTATGGTATGATTCCAACCAGCAGACATTTATAGATAAGGGATACAAGGGAAACGCACTTGTTTATTCTATAATTAGAAAAATAGCAGAAAAGGGCAAGCAGTGCCCTACTTATGTTTATAAGGAGACTCAAGCTTCTAAAAAGTTTAAAGGCGGAAAATATAGTGCAAAGGAGTTAAACAGGTGGCAAAGTGCTACATTTAGAAAAAAGGAGCTTGAGGATGTAAGTTACTCCGATCCTGTAAATATGTTGATTAAGAACCCGAACCCTACCCAGACATGGAGTGAGTTCTTGGATTCTATGCTAACGTGGTACAATACTAGCGGTGAGATATTTATTTACGGGTTTTCTCCTAGTGATGGCTTGAATAAGGGCAAGATTAAGGAGATGTACGTTATGCCTTCAAACTATGTTGAATTAGTTGCGGGTAACTTGTTTCAGCCTGTAAAGGGTTATAAGTTGATTATTGGAGACCAGAACATTGAGATTCCAGCAGACCAGGTGTTGCACATTAAGAACACGAATTTGACTTGGGATTTGAATGGAGCTCAGTTAAGAGGTATGCCTCCGCTGTTGGCTGGCTTGAAGACATTGCAGGCGAATAACGAATCGACAGAGGCAAAGCAGAAGACATTCCAGAATGGAGGAGCAAAAGGTATTATTTCTCCGAATGTAAATAATCCTGAGTTCTGGCCATCCCCTGACCAGAGGGCAAAAATGGATGAGCGGATTGATGAGAGGATAAACGGTAATCAGAACATTAATAAGATTGTTGCCTCCTCTATTCCGTTGCGTTACGATGCGATTGGATTAAGTCCTGTGGCAATGGACATTATAAACTCACAGAATAGTGATTTGCAGACTTTGTGCGGATTGTGGGGAGTTAACCCTGTATTGTTCTCCTCCGATGCTACTTATGCGAACTTGGAGCACGCACAGAAGTCATTGGTGACAGATGTGATTATGCCTCAGTTGCAGTTGATTGAGGAGAAGTTTACAGAATGGATTGGAGAGTCGTATGGAGCAGATTATGTGATTGATTTTGACATATCCTCATATTCTGAGCTTCAGCCTGATGTCCAGGTGATTTTGGATACTTATGGTAAGTCTCCCTACTTTACTGGTAACGAGGTAAGAAGCTTGTTGAACTGGCATGCAAGTGAAGACCCTGCTATGGATGTGCATTGGATTCCTAGCAATGTAATTCCAAGCGATGAGGCACTAGGGAATGCTACAACTGACTTTGTGGATTTCCAAGCATAAGAAATGAGAAAAATAAATTACGCTAAGGTAAGAAGGTCAACGCAAGCTGATTTAAAGAGATACGAACGCCTGGGTGTAAAGATATTTACTGATGCATTGAAATTGCAGGCAAGGCCAACAGTTCCATTAATGCCGATGCAGGAAGCATATATAAAGTTCTATCAGACTGTATTCGTTGATTCTGCAACCAAGGAGTTTAATAGGATTCGTCAAGACAACCGAGAGAAGGGTTTTCTACCTGATAATTTTTTCCTTAGTACTTGGCTTGAGTTTATAAAGAATTGGGTAATTCAGAATTTAGGTCAGTTGATATTTGAAGTAACTGATACTAGTCAAAAAAAAGTTAATGAGATAGTTGCTCAAGGAATTAAGGATGGGTTAAACCCTAGACAGATAGAAGAGCTATTGATTGAGCAAATTCCAGATATTAAGAGAGCTAGGGCTATTGCTAGAACTGAGTCGACAAGGGCTTACAATGAGGGTAAGATGAGGGCTGCGGTTGATTGGTCTAATGAGACCGGAACTAGGCTGTGGAAGATATGGATTCATGGAGGAGCAAAGGAGCCTAGGATTCAGCACATTCAGGCACAGAATAAGCCGATACGATTTGATCAGCCGTTTGTGTTTTTTACCAATGGTGTTCAGGTTTTGATGGACAAGCCTGGTGATTTAAACGGAGGGGCTGCTCAGACTATAAATTGCTCATGCGTAGTAGTTTACGTTTCAGAATCTTACGCTAGAAGGTACTTCAAGGATACCTTTGTTCTGTAAGCAGTTTTGTTTGTTAATTTTATTTATTTGTATATTTGCTTAAACGAATATCTAATGCTAGAGAAAGCAGAGCAATCATATTCAGATTATCCTGAAGCAGTTAGAAATAACGCAAGAAGGGTTCTTAAATATGTTGAAGAGAACGGATGGGGGCCATGTGGTACTCCTGTTGGAAAGCAGAGAGCAAATCAGCTTGCAAATGGCGAGGCTGTTTCAGTTGACACGATTAAAAGAATGTTTAGCTATCTTAGTAGGCATGAAGTTGATTTAGAGTCTTCTTCATCTTATTCTGATGGTTGTGGGCTATTGATGTACGATGCGTGGGGAGGTAAGGCTGCTTTAGTGTGGAGCAGAAATAAATTAAAGGAATTAGAAAAGACTAGCGATATGGGTTTTGTAACTAAAGGATTAAACCAAGGCTTTACAGATAGCGACATGAAACAAGGAATTGTTTCTGGCTACTTTGCCGTTTTCGGCAACAAAGATTTGGATGGTGATGTCATTGAACCAGGTGCATTTGCCAAGACAGTTATGGAGCGTGGCCCACAAGGCAAGCAGTTAATTAAGTATCTGCTAGATCACGATAAGAATAAAGTTGTAGCAAAAATTACTAACCTATACGAGGATAGTAAAGGACTAAGATATGAGGCTAAGATTGGCACTCACACTGCTGGTCAGGACTTTCAGAAGATGATTGAGAGTGAACTGATTAACCAGCATTCGTTTGGGTTTAGAACCATAAAGGAGCAGTATGATGCACAGTCTAAGTCAAATATGATTAAAGAGGTGATGATGTATGAAGGGTCTGCTGTTCAATTCTTGGGGGCTAATCCTGAAACAACTTTCATTGATCTGAAAAGTGAAGCAGATGCGTTCGAATACCTTAGCAGACTTGAGAAGTTTGTTAAGACATCTGATGCAACTGACGAGACAATTATCAAACTAGAAAATCAACTTAAATCACTTTTGGAGTTTCTAAAGCCAGCAGAGCCTACTTTAGAAATTAAGGAAGCCGAGGAGGTCGAAATAATAACAATTAACGAACTTAAAAAACAATTTGAATCATGGAAAATCTAACAATTGATGCCGTAAAGGCAGTGATTGCAGAAGCTGGCGAGGCTCTTAAGGCTAAGGCAAGCAATGCAGAAGTGAAAGCTAACGAGGCTTTCGAAAAGGCTGAGAGCCTACTTAAGTCTCTTAGCTATGTTGTAACAAAGGATGAAGCTGCTGAGATGCAAAAGCAACTTGATAATCTTGACATCGCTATGCAGAAGAATGCAGTAGAAAAAGAAGTAAGCGCAGAAGATTTCAAGACTGCATTTATTAAGGCTTACGCTCCAGTTAAAGCTGAAATCGAGCGTTTGAAGAATGAGCCTAACGCTCGTCTTAAGGCTCCTTTGGTATTTGAAATTAACGAGAAGTCAGTTGGAACTATCACTCTAGCTTCAACTATTGCTAACGAAGCATCTTCAGGACAAGTAACAATTTCCGAGTTTACTGGTGTTGTTTCTCCAATCCGCCAGAGACTACTTGTTTACCTTGCTAACGCAAGTGTAGGAGCTATCGGAACTCAGTATGCAGTTTGGGTTGAAGAATACGATCAGCAGGGAACTCCAGTAATGATTGGCGAAGGTGTTGAGAAAACTCAAATTGACGTACAATACAAGGAGCAGAGAGCTAAGGTTGAGAAGATTGGTGTACACATGAAGGTTTCTATGGAAATGTTGGAAGATGCTGCTTACTTGGCTTCTTACATCCAATCCAATGGAGTTAAGCGTGTTGAGACTGTAATCGAAAACCAGTTGTTCACTGGTAACGGAACTTCTCCTCAGCTTGCTGGTTTGCTTTCTAAGTCTACTACTTTCACTGGAGGTTCTATGGCCGGTGGTGTTGAGTCTGCTACTAACTGGGATGTAATTCACGGAATCATCGCTCAGGTTAGAGCTGCCAACGGAACTGCAACTGGAGTATTTGTTGAGACTGGACAGTATCACTTGATGCTTTCTGAGAAAGATGCTGAGAAGCAATATATCCTTCCTGCTGGCGTTACTTTTAACGCTCAAGGTGGTATTACTGCTTGGGGTGTAAATATTATCCCAACTAACGCTTTGACTGGAACTGCTGCTAACTTTGTAGGTGGTGATCTTTCAGTTATCAACGTACGTTTGAGAAGCGGTTTGCAGGTAGCTATCGGAGAGTCTGGCGATGACTTCATCGACAACTTGAAGACTGTAAGAATTGAGCAGCGTTTGGTGCAGTTTATCTCTGCTAACGATACTCCAGTATTGGTTAAAGGAACTTTTGCAGCTGCAAAGGCTATCCTTGAGACTACTTGATAGTGTTTTGTGATTGTGTTTAGTGTAAAAGGGCGGGAAAATTTCCCGCCTTTTTTTGTTTAAAC